ATTTTACATTATAATCCTTCAACAAAGCTTCAACATATGCAGCAGTTGCTTTACCTAATCTAGCAGCAGTAGCACCTTTATCAGTTGGTTCATATTTAAGATTATCTTCCTTAGTACTGGTATTAGATTTTATTTGAAAGTCATATTCATTCTGCCCTTGTTTAACAATAAAGCGTGTGTCTTGAGATGCTAGAGTAACCCTTTCATCTTTCGTTGTTTTCTGTTCAAACTTACATATAAACTTATCAAATGTCATTTTCTTAACAGACATATCTGCAAAGAATTTATCTTCAACGTTAACCTCTTCCCACTTTGCCTCATCACCACTAACCTTCTTTAAAGATATTCCCCATATTTGTTTTGTCTTAAACAACCTCCTCATTATAGTATTAAATTCATCCAACCTAGCATCTATCATCCACCTCCCTTTCTTTACACTACCACCACTTTTCCTACCAACGATTGCTCTTTCAATATCACCTATATGTTTCGTAGGATCATTAATCAACCATATATCAGCAGGGTTCCAGTTATCTTTCTTTGGTATCATAAACTCAGTCTTTACAAATGTACCAACCCATTCCATGAACCCACCAGTATGATTAAATTCTTCAAAAGAACCTTTAGTTGTTCTATTCAACAATTCTTTATTTTGTAAATAAAAATTTCTAATCCAATCTCCTCCAACATCAGGGACACCTTCTCTCTCCCATATTTGTTTAAGACCTTTCATGGTTTCATGATCCTTTCTAATAGCTTCAGGACTATTAAAAGTCTTACCCACTTTAATACTTTGTTTAAATACCCATGCAGAACCTGCTTCTTGCATTCTGGTCATAGCAGTTTCGGATATTTTCTTACCACCAAGAGTGATAACTTTACCTGTTGCTTCAAACTTTACAGGTTGAATATCAAACATAATAGTAATAGAATCACGTTTTGCATTATCAACTACATTTGAAATGTGAGTAGATCTTCTACTCCATCCTTTAATATTATCAATAGCATTTTGAGAACACTTTAAAACTATTTGCTTTATCCCTTTCTTCCCAAAATTAGGCCATGCAAGACTCTGAGCAGTTTGTCCTTCTATCCACCAAATTTCTCTCTCACCTTCAAACGCAACACGATTGATAGCATCCCATCTTTGTCTATGCACATCACTATTTGTAGGTTTATTACCTATCTGTGCTTGTAAATTTTTAACAGGAATCTTATGTCGAATATCAAGTCTACGATATGGTCCTTTCAGTGCCATCAGTCAAAAAAATAGTTTCAACTATTTAGATTCTAACTCTTCATCTAATACTTCTAGCATGTCATTGACTGCTATAAGATTATCTATATCAAATAAGTACGAAGCAATATGCTTACTAATATATGGTTTCTCATTACGTGCTGCAAATGCAAGTGCATTCTTTAAACACGCTTGAGCCTCTCTAAGAGACTCTTCTACTTGACCTGTTAATGGCATTAACGATCCCCCTTTGCTCTTACTTCTGATTTCTCTACACTAAACTTTCCACCAGGATATCTCTTCTCTAGTTTCTTAACATTACCTCGCACAACGTCGTCGAAAGATACGTCCAAAGCCATACAAGCTTGTGCCACATACCACATAACATCACCCAACTCAATAATAAGATGCTCTCTGTTATCGTTGTTCCAAGGCTTTCCCTGAAATACCATCTTTTTAACGATCTCCAGAAACTCACCAGACTCAGCAGCAAGCCCAACACCAGCAGTGGTAAGACGTTCAATATTGGAACCCTCTCGCTCAAGTTCACCCAGACGGTCAGCAAGACTGACAAAATCCTTAGAACAATCGCTTGTGACAGCATCCACGAAATGACTGTACTTATCAAAGTCAACATTATTAGTCATAATTTATACATTCCACTCAGCAAATTTAGATAATCGGTTTTTAGTTTCAGAGAACTGAGGCATCTCTTCTTCCTCCACATCCATTACAGATGTACTATCAGCAACATCATACAGCCTCATCTTAGATCTGTCAATACCTATCATAAACTTCTTGTTACTGGTAGGATCATTGTATCTATTCTTCAACTGTTTGACCATTATTCTTCCTTGGGATTCCAATTCCTCAGTAGATATGAGAGCGAACATAAGGTCAGCAGTAGCAGGGAGTCCAAAGGATTCTGAAGTGTCAGTGAGGTCAGGATCACTAGAACCGAAACCAGCACGAGTAGTTTGAGTAGCACTGACAATCGGTACGTTATGTTCCACAGCAAGTCCACGAAGCTCTTCCGCAATCGCTTTAACATACGTATAAGAATTGACAATCGCACCCTTGTACCTAGCACTTGCACATATATTAAGATAGTCTATGAATATTATATCAGGTTTGAAGTCTTTTTTCAAGCTTAAGTCAGATAAAAGTGCCTTAAAATGACCTACATGTGCAGATGCTGTAGGGTACTCTTTTATTATGAGTTTGCCTTGTGTCTTTCTGGCAATCTCATTGACCTTGGAATTATATAATACCTCTGGGAGCTCTGCTATATCTCTGATGTTGCAGTTGAGAAGATTTGCATCAATTCGTTCAGCAATTTTCTCCTCTGCCATCTCCATTGTAATGTAGAGTACGTTGCGTCCTTGCAACAGCACGGAGCTAGCAACATGGCACATGAATAAAGACTTCCCGACACCCGTACCAGCGAGTGCGATATTAAGAGTCTTATTAGGTAGACCACCTTTTGTAATTTTGTTAAGATATTCGAGATCGAACGGTATCTTCTCTTCCTTCTTGTGATAGAAGTCATATCTGTCATCAGAGTCTTGTATGTAATCGTGTCCAACATGATCATCAAAACACACACCAAGAGCCTCGGACATGATAGCAGGTATCGCATCCTTCGTACGTGTTTTGTCCTGTCCGTCAGCAATCTTGACAGACTCCATTAAAGCAAGGTAAATTGCTTTCTCTTTACACCACTTCTCAGTGGTATCGACTAACCAGTCCTCGTTATATTGATCCCTATCTAAATTATTAAGAAACTGCTCAACCTCCTGATATATTTCTTCGGAGATGTCCCGACGTTTCTCTACTTCTATCTTTAGGGCGTTGGGTTCGGGGGTGGTTTCAAACTTGTTGACATACTCAGACAAGGTACTAAAGAGTATCTTGTGTGATTGACTGTCATAGTATTCATCCTTTATAAAAGGTAAGACCTTCTTAGTATACGTGTCGTTGAGGATCAGTTTACTAAGGGTGATCTCTTCAATCTTTAAGGTCATGTATAATGTAAGTAAGTTGAGATGGCATACTTATCCTGATTCTTAGGTGCGACATATGAATGAGGATATGTCCACACTGAAGGGAACATTAATACTCTACCACACTTAGCAGGAATTTCAAGGTCAAGGCCATTGAAGTATGTTGCTCCACCTTCCTCAATGTCATTCAAGTAGATAACGTATGTAAGAAATCTCCTTGCTGAATTGTGATCACCCACATCAATGTGACGATCAAACCTATCACTTGTTTTGTATTGATACTTGTTTATCTTGATCTGCTCTAAGGAATTCTGCCTAGGCCAATACCTTTCACAGTCAACATCTTTCATGTATCTTTCACCACACTTCTTAATTGCTAAGACTACCTGTTGGTTAACAGGATTCCACTTGGGACTCTTCTTAACTTCAACTTCCTCAGTTAAGTTAAGACATGAGAATCCACACATCTCAGCATCATATCTGGTGACGGCATCATGATCTTCATTGAAGTACTCAATAGCATTCTTACATGTATTGACATCAAGCACGTCATCATAGGTGACGATGTAATCTTTAAGATCCATAGGAAAACTCTTTTGCTGCACACTCATCTAGTGCTTGTAAAATTTCTGGGGTGATATATTTTTCGGGGTCTTTATATACAACTGATGGATAGACTGAATCATCACCAATGACAATACGGTTACCCTTACGTTGGAAGACTCCATACTTCTCCCCTAATTCTAACAGACCATAGTAACGATCTAAACCACGCTCATCATAATATAAGCGAATCGACACCTGGGAATTCTCCTTTGCCAACCTTGACTTAGCAAGTTTAGCTTTAATAATATTACCTACTACCTCCTTACCATCTTTCTCCTTAGACTTGCTAAGGTATATGATATTAGAAGCAGCATACTTAAGACCAGATCCTCCACCCATCTCTTTGGTTGGCATATATGCACCGACCACATCATATGTATGGTTGGTAACTATTAGAGGTACATTTGCTTTACCTAGTTTCAGGGTAAGCACACGGAAGATAGCTTTAACTACCTGTGCCCTTGTCATATCTCTAGTCTCTTTACCTGCTTCACTGTCTTCCATCTCCTTAGATGTGGATAGCATACCAAGTGAATCAAGTACCATCATCATAGGTGGTTGATTCTTCTCTGACATATACTTGTCAAGAATCTTTATTGCCTGTGTCCTAAACTCTTGGACAGTATTAACTGGTACCAGTATCATACGACTGGAATCAATGTCACGATTCTCAATCAGGTCTTTACTTATCGCACTTTCAGACTCAAAATAAATAACGCCACCATCAGGATTAGATTCGAGGAAATGACGTACGATGCCAAGACAGAAAAACGTTTTGCCTGTGCTTGATTCACCTGCAATAGCAGTGATTTTGTTTCCTGGAACCCCTTTGTTGATGGATCCACTGACAAGTCCGTTAAAGATGTACGAACCTGTGTCGATATAACCACTAGTATCACCAGCAGCGACACCATCAGCAACGACAGCAGCGTATTCATTGTCTATTTCCTTTACTATATCTTTTAAAAAACTCATGACCAAAGTGCTTCTAATGTATTTTGTTTCTCTGCTTCCCAACCTATCGTGTCAAGTATTGCTTTGAGTGGAGCGAGAAAACTCTTCTCAAATTGTAGATCATAATCTATCGATTCGTCAAGCCCAAATTCCTTGGGAAGAGTCTGGAAGAATGAGATAATATTCTCATTGATCTTGTTAGGTGTGCGAAGATGTAAGTATTTAATCTTTTCACCTTCTTGAATGATAGGATACTTGTGCTGTAACTTCCTCTTCTTAATGTAGAAGTTATATAATAGAGCACCCCTGACATGCATGGGACATCCCTTACCATATATTGTAGCAGTGGATGTATTCTTCTGTATATTATTACAACCACGAGGGAATGCTACTTCCTCTGGTGGCATTGCTTCAAACTTCTCACGGAAGTCCTTAATATATTTCTGAGTATTAGTCTCACTACCAGTCATTATAACATTAAGTGCTTCCTTAATGGCAGTACGACATGGTGCAGGTGTTGAAGACTTAACAGCTTCAATACCCATCATCTTTAGTTTAGGTTTCTCATACTGGACACCCTCACTATTCCATACGTTAAGAATATATCTCTTCTTCGCTGTCCATATACCTTTGTTTGCTATATTCTCACGCTTCATGACCATCTTCTGATCATAAGCATTTACATAGGTTGCCATTTCTTCATAAGCACCCTCAATATAGCGATCAAGTTCCACATCACACACCTTTTTAAGGAAACTAAGTGTACTCTGATCGTCCTTCTCTCCACTGGGGAATACAGCTTGTACCAGAGGACCAAGATTAAGGTAAATACTATCAGTGTCACTTGCAATAACATAATCTGTCTCCTCTGTTTGTAATACTTTGTTTAAATAATTGTTTACTTTGTTTTCGATCCATCTGATTGCGACTTGTCCACTAAGTGTGATTGCTTCAGCGTTCGCAAGATTGTAGTACCTGAAGTATTGGTTACCGATAGCACCGTAGGCAGAGTTAAGTTGGATCTTTCTTGCCATTTGGACATTATTAAATTTAGCAATGTCTCGTCTGAGTTGGTCGGTGGGTTTTCTTTCATACTCTTGCTTTGCCTTGAGCATTTTCTTTTTATATATTGTCCTCTCATCATAGATGCGTTGCATCATCTGGGGGAGGAATCCGTGGATGTCCTTACGATATTGTGCTCCGT